CTTTTCCCCCTAAAGGGGAAAAGTCAAATTCCCACGTTTCCGTGGGTCCGTAATGGAACTACGGAAGCCCTCCTTTGTCTTGGGACGACGCATTCACTTAGGTGACTGTGATCGTTTCAGGATCAGGGAGTCAACCCAAATGAACACAATATGGACAAAGGTTCTACAAAAGTAGAGTCCTTTATCCTGACTGTGGTAAAGTGGCTTGAACTGTATTTTATACAGTCTGGGCAACTTCACTACGCGGAGCGACTCGTCAAGCATTTCTTCCGCATCTTACGATGCAGAGGAAAGAAAGAAGCAATTAGATTCTGTAAAGAATCTCGTTCTTCTATCTACCACTGGCTTATAACCTGTGGTTCACTTGATGAGACTTTGAGATCAACGTCGAGGGTGAGAATTCCTAAGGTGCTTCGGTTCCTTAAACACTTAAAGAAGGTAGATTACCCTTTCATAAGGCTAATACTATCCTCCCTTTATGTGTCAAGAGGAATCGAACTTCCTCCAGTCCCGAACGTAGACTCTATAACCAGGCCTCCAATTAAGGAGATTCCTGATATAGGGCTCTACGTCCAAGACTTTTGGAAGGACCTAGGATACCACCATCGACATGGTGTCTCCAGAAGCGTCTACTGGAAGAGGTTTCACCTCTCAACCAAGAATGGCCCAAATGGTCAAGCGCTTTGGACTGCAATTGCAGACTTAAGCGTTCTACCAGATAATCTGGTAGAGGACATTTGTGCCATTGGAGGTAAGAGGTTAGCCTCTAAGATACGTCTTGTACGGAACTATACCTCATTCTTCACTAAGTCTTTCTTCAAGGTCACCGGTAGCAAATATCGTAAGATATCAGCTATAAGTGACCAAGAAGGAAAGACTAGGGAAGTTGCCCTTTTAGATTATTGGAGCCAAACCGCTCTACGCGGCTTGCACCAGTACCTATTCAGGGTATTGAGGAAGGTTCCCCAAGATTGTACCTTTAACCAGGGTGGCTTCAAGGATAAGATAAATTTTCAAGGAGAGGAAAACTTCCATAGTGTGGATTTAACCACAGCTACGGATAGATTTCCAATCCAAGTAATTTGTCAAGTCCTTGAAGGACGATTTGACCGAGATTACGTCAAATCTTGGCGTAATATCATGGTTGGTCACCCCTTCGATTGCCAAACAGGAAAAGGATCTGAAAAGATCTTTTACTCTGTTGGTAACCCTATGGGTGCCTACTCATCCTGGAACTCTTTTGCAGTAGCACACCACTATGTGGTATACTATTGCTGTAGAGAACTAGGGATCAAATGGTCGGAAGCTCCATATGTACTTTTAGGTGATGACATTGTGATTAAACACAATGCATTAGCTAAGAAGTACATGGAGGTTATGACCTCTCTGGGAGTGGAATTTTCTTTAAGTAAATCCCACATCTCGGCAACAATGTTTGAGTTCGCTAAGCGAACCTTTCATTGTGGTCATGAGATCACTCCTTTCCCGGTCGCTGCTCTTTGGAATACACGTAAATCAGCTTCACTGCTGCTTAACGTTATTATCAACGAGCAGACAAAGGGATGGACTTCTCCATTAGGTACCCCGAGTGTTTCATCAGAACTATATAGATTACTGAAATTTTCTTCCACTTATGTGGCTAAGAAAAGACAGATTTTCTATATATCCCATCAGGTTATGATGGGGATAAGGGGGTGTATGACGGCAGCAGAGTCCGTAAGGACAATACTGGCGGAATACTACCCTGATGTTCTAAAACATGTTGACATGTGCCAAATCACCATAGAAGCGGAAAACCGCGTCTTTGAGTTTTGGTTCATGGACATGTTTAGAAGATCACTCTTATCTTCTGTCGAGCCCAGACCAGATTCCAAACCTCTCGGGTTAATAGCCGAGAGACTGGTAATACTGATCACGGGGCAGGATGAAACACTCATAGACGCTTTCGACCTCATACAGGCTCTCCCAGTCTTGTCCGTTCATGGACAAGTTGAGGAAACCTATATGTCCGTCGTGAAGGGAGGAGATGAACAGTTCCGCTTGGCTATGGCCCATGATTGGAAGCAAGTGCTTCGTGCACTTACTATCCCAATCAGTGACCAGGTCTACATAAGTAGAAACCAAGAGTTACTTGTCCATGCCTCCTTCACCTTGGCGAAGATCTTAAGGAGTATAATTGAGGATGTACATTCTACCGATGATGTGTTCAAGGTCCATCGAAAAGGTCTTATTAGACCTAAATTCGATTATTCAGACCTTGAGTCACTCATGGTAGATGTATAACTCAATTATACGCTCCCCGTAGTGAGGACGTCCATTCCCCAAGCCTTATAAGCTTGCGGACCCTAGGGAGAAACCGG